ATACTGCTTTAACACAGTATACAGAATGGGTACTAGAAGATAATACAATACTAAGTTTAGATGGGACTGGTTACTTTCCTAAATTAATTAAAGGTTACAAAGTAACATATACCGCAGGATATAACGACGTACCTAATGACTTAGAGCTAGCAATACTAGACTTAATAAGTTATTACCGTAAAGCTAATAGCGCAGTGCACAGTACTCGCGATATGACGCCAAACACTGCACAAGTTACTTATGTAAGCAGTACTAATTTGCCAGGACATATTAAGCGCATACTAGATTTATATAAATCGGACTATACCTAATGGCTAAAGTAAGCCTTAAAGATCTTATTGATGATTTAGATCCTGCTATACGTAAAGCCCTGGCAGAAGACCTTCGTGAATCGTTAAATAAACGCCCACACGTATTAGATATTAGCTATCGTGCTTTACGAATTAATAATCAAAGTCAATATAGTGAAGAACTTTTTAAAGAAATTTACGATACAGTTATACAAATAGTTAACGAAAAAGCAGCACGTAGATATAGTTCTATACAAGAAATTCCTAGAAATTACTTTATGGGGTCACAACCTTATTTAGTTTATATTGATAGTGGACCAAATCAAAGATTATTAATGGCTAAATCGTTTAAAGCTATTCGCACATTTATTAGTGATAATGTAACTAACGATCCAAGATTAAAAGATACAATTTTTGGACAACGTATTAAAAGTCAAAAACCTGTATTAAATCGAGCAGGAAAGCCTACCGGAGATGTAACAACTGAATACGTTTCTAATCTAGAGTTAGGTCATATTGCTACTGGCGGTGAAGGCGACGAATATTTAACTAGTCCTCTTGCACAAAAACTACTGGGGTTAATGGATTACGGAGAATTAAACGGCAATACTATGTTAACACAGTATGCCGAAGAAGCTTTAAATAAAGCGTATAGTATTCAAGCAGACGCAGAGTATGCTTTTAAAAATACTACTCCCGAAGCCCTGCAAGGAATTGAAAAAACTTTTGGTAAATTGTTTGTAGTTGTTACATTACATACCTTTGATGTAAATCAAGCATTTTCAAACGAAGAAACAAAAATATTTGCAGAGCTACAAAGAAAAATAGCCATGCTGGCTAGCAGACCTTTAGTAGCAGCGTATATGAGAGATATGATCTCTTCTAATACTATGTTAGAAGACATTGAGCAAGCAATTGTAAGTATCTTAAAAACTGGCAAAACAAATCTTAAGCGACACGCCCCTAAAAAGGGCGGTACACCTAAGAAACAAGTTAATAAAAAACAAAGCTTACCTGCAAAACAAAAAATTACAGGTAAAACTAAAGCACCAAAAGAACTCGTTGACAACTCGGTAAATTTAATAAGTTTGCAAACTATTTTAAATTCACAGTTACAGGATGTTATTAGTGCTAATATGGGCGATGGCTCCAGTAAAAGCTTACTAAACTACAGAACAGGCAGATTTGCAAGTACTGCAGAAGTAAAACGTTTATCTATAAGTAGAGATGGTATGATAACCGCCTTTTATGATTATATGAAAAATCCTTACGGAACATTTAGTACTGGCGGCAAACAAGAAAATCCAAAATCTAGAGATCCTAAATTATTAATCTCTAGGTCAATAAGACAAATTGCTGCTCAAATAGTTGACAACAGATTAAGGGCGGTACTAGTATGAGTAGACGAATTAGTATTGTAAAAGCACTAGCAGAAAAATTAAAGACAATAAACGGAACTACTCCATATATTACAAATTTATTTGGTAATAGTTACGCAAAGCTAAAGTTTTGGGATGAAGTACAAGACTTTCCAGCTGTGTACATGAGCCCAGGTACTGAACTGCGAGAATACCATCCAGGTGACTTTACTTGGGGATATATTAATATTAGTATCAAAGCTTACGTTAAGGATCAAGACGATCCTCAATCTAAACTAGAAGAACTACTTTATGACTTAGAAACTTGCATCGATGCAAATCGTGTTTTAGTTTATAACCAAACTAGTAATCTGGCTACTACTGAAATTTTAGTTCAGAGTATTATGACCGACGAAGGGCTATTAATCCCTTATGGTGTTGGTGAGATAAATATACAGGTGCGGTACGCACTATCATAACGTTATATGGCACCAAAACAGATAAATGTCTTGTAGGTGTGCCTTACGTTAAAACTTAAAAAAAGGAATAACTATGGCAGTTAATTTAATTCGTAATAGTAGAGTCTTCTTTACTACAAACGTCGATAGTCAAGGCCGTGTTCGCGCCGGTACTTACAAAGACGAGGCACAACCGTTTGCCACAACTAATACATGGGAAATCCAAGTTCTGGAAGGTATGACTTTTAGTCAGAACACTACAGTTGACACTGTTACACTAAACGAAGCCGGTGCAACACCTGCTCGTGGTCAGCGTAGCTTTAATACTGCACTTGAGCCTTTGGACTTTACATTCTCAACCTATTTGCGCCCTAACTTACAGTCTACAACAATTACTTGTGAAGAAAAAGTATTGTGGAACGCTTTTGGTGGAACAATTGCCCTTGGTACAGCAAATGCTGCTTGGACTGATGGTACAAGCCCTACACCAGGTACTTTTACAGTAACTAATTCTAACAAACACCAATTACAAGCTTTTGGCTTAATTATTGTTTTTGATGATTTGGCCTATGCACTTGATAATTGCGCTTTAGACACAGCTACTATTGACTTCGGTATTGATGCTATTGCTGCTATTCAGTGGGCCGGAAAAGGTAGTTTGATTCGTCAGATCACTTTAGTTGCAAGCGCTCCTGCTTCTAATGTAGTTACCTTTACAGGTGCTGATGTTGGTGCTACAGGTGCAGAAGAAGCTAACGCTAAAAACACATCTGCTAAGTTTATTACAAATAAACTTACCGTGTTGCAAGTCAATAATGATATAAATGACTTTACCGGTACTGACTTTAATATCCCAATTACTGGCGGCTCAATTACCATGAGCAACAACTTAACATATCTAACACCTGCTAACTTAGGTGTTGTTAACCTTCCTATTACGTACTTTACAGGTACTCGTAGTATTACAGGTACTTTAACTGCTTATTTGCGTAGCGGCAACCTGTCTACAGGTGCATTGTTAAGCGGATTGTTAGCAAACGCTGCTAGCGAAATTAATCCAAGCTATGCGATTAATATTCAAATGGGCGGAACAAGCGGCACACACGTTGACGTAGGATTACCAGCAGCTATGTTGCAAATCCCAACAGTTAACACAGAACAAGTTATTAGTACTACACTGACTTTCACTGGACAAGGTTCAACAGGCACAGCCTTTGATATTGACCAATCCAATGAAGTTACTGTTAAGTATTACGCAACAGCTTAAGCTGTAACTTTAACAGCAGGTGCTGGGTTGATCTCCAGCACCTATTTTTAGACTCTAGAAAAATAATATCAAGGAAACTCATGGCACAAGAAATTAGCCTAAAATCATTACTAGTACCCAGCAAAACAATTGAAGTAGAATATCCAGGATTCTCTGGATTTAAACTACAAATAAACTTTATTAGTCGTGACAACTTAATTAACTTACGTAAAAAGTCTACTAAAACTACTTTTAAAGGTCGTCAGACCCAAGAAGATTTTAACGAAGACTTATTTTTAGAACTTTATGTAGACGCAGCTATTCGTGGCTGGTCAGGCTTAAAGTTTAAGTATGTTGATTTGTTAGCACCAGTAGATGTTAGTAAGTTTGATGCAGAAGACGAACTTGGCTATTCTAAAGAAAACGCCTTAATGTTAATTAAGAATTCTACTGATTTCGACAGTTTTGTTAGCGAAAGAGTTAATGACCTGGGAAACTTTGCAACGAGCAATTAACTGAGGTAAAAGAACAGTTAATTAGCTATATGCAAAACGGGGCTGTGGCAATGACCAAGGAGCAATACTTTGATATGTGCGACCAACTTGGTGCAGAACCCGTTGAAAGTCAGATACCAGTAGAATTTGATGATTTTGCTATGGAGGTCCAGCTTGCACTTAGTATTTACAGAATGCTAAGAGATGAGTGGGAATACATGAATGGAACCTATTTAGGAAAAAACTTAAATGGGATCTTTGAACTTTTTGATGTTTATGATATAGATCCTAGAGATAAAAAGTTCTACCTTGAATTAATTCACATGATTGATTCTACCAGAATTGATGAGATTAGAAACTCTAAACCAACAGAAAAACCCGCTACGTAAAACCTAGCGGGTTTTTTATTGGTAAAAATTTTTTGGTTTGACAAAAGAGTCCTATAATGTTATAATGATACCAAACAATTATTTAATTGTTACTTTAATAGCCTGGGAGCGTCTATGGCAGGAAATACAATACACGTTAATGTAGAAGTGAGCGACAAAGGTGGCTCAGCAAAGCAACGTATATCAGAGACAAAACAACTTAATGCAGAGTACAGTAAAGCAGCTGACCTAAGTCGTAAAGCTGCAGGAGTACGTTCTGGTTATCGTGGTGCAGGAGAAGGCACAGAATATAATCGCGGTCGTGGTGCAATGGGAGCTACTGGAGCAGGAGCCCGTGACTTTGCAAAAGAATCCCGCGGACTTGGCGGATTAGTACAAGTATACGCAACAGTTGCCGCTAACCTTTTTGCAGTTACAGCTGCTTTTGGTGCTTTAAAAGATGCAATGAATACTACTAACATGGTTAGTGGTATGAATCAACTTGGCGCAGTAAGCGGAGTAGCTTTAGGCAGTATGGCTCAAAAATTTGTAGAAGCTACTGACGGAGCAGTTAGTTTGCGTGAAGCAATGACCAGTGTAACTAAAGCTAGTTCTGCAGGATTAAGTAATAAACAGACTTTAGATATTGCCAAAGGGGCAAAGCAAGCAGCTCAAGCGCTTGGCATAGATATGTCCGATGCTGTAAGCCGTTTAACCCGCGGTATTACTAAGCTAGAGCCTGAGTTGTTAGACGAATTGGGTTTATATACTAAACTTGGTCCGGCTGCAGATAAATACGCACTAAGTTTAAACAAAACTGCTGCAAGCTTAACTGACTACGAACGTCGTCAGGGCTTTGCTGTTGCAGTATTAGATGAATTGCAGAAAAAGTTTGGAGATATTGAGTTAGCAGCAAATCCTTGGCAAAAGCTTGAAGCAAGTATTCGTAATTTAGCAACTGCTGGATTAGAGTTAGTTAATAAAGTACTAGTGCCTATTGCTAATGTTTTAGCGAATAATAGTACCTTGTTAGGAGCCGTACTAGCAGGCTTAGCCTTTAAGTTGTTAAAGATGGCTGTGCCAGCTTTAGCTAGCTGGCGTGGTGAACTAGTAAAAACAGCTGCTGCTGCAAAGAAAAATGCCTCAGATATTACAGAAAGTTTTGCTAGTAAAAATGTCGAATCAACAATGGCAAAATTTAATTTGCCCGCACTGCAAAGTAACTTAGATTCTGCTAAAGATAGGTATGCTAAGGCAATTGCTGATATTTCGCAAATACAAAAAGATCAAAAGCTACGTGATACTAAAACTACAAAAAATATTGCTAGTGGCATATATGGTGACGATCCTAAGGATTTTTCACGTACTCAATCGCAAATAAATGAGCTAAACAACAAAGGCACTGTACAGGCTACAGCATATGCAGAAGCACTTAAGCGTGCAAAAGATGCAAAAAAAGAAGAACTAAACTTTACACGTCAAATTAGTAGCGCACAAAACCAAGCTGAAGATGCGTTTCAAAAATCCAATATGAGCGAAGAAGCGCGCCGTAGAATTAGTCGTGACGCTGGAGCAAGATCAGAAAGTCTGAGCGCGTTAGCAAACGTATCCGATAATACTACTAAAGGCGGTTTTAGATTTGGCCTGGCAGAACTTGAAAAAGACCTTAATAAAGCATCAAACTTAACAGGCTGGGATAAGTTAAAAACTAAGACAACAGGTTGGGCAATTGCTGCAGCTACTGAAACAGGTATCTTTATTCGTAGTCTTGGTAGATTAATGAATGTAATCGGAATGCTAGCGGTAGGAGTAGGAGTATTAGACTATATTTTTAGTAAGAACAGCGCTCAAGTAGCAGAATTTAGTTCACAAGTTGGCCAAAACACAGCTACTGTAGAAAATGCTATAAAAGTATGGACTAAGTATGGAGATACTCTATTATCAGCAGGTCAAATTGCTAAAGGTAATGCTTTAGGGCAGCTATCTGAAGATCTCGGAGGTTTAGCAGACAAATTAGAACGAGCAGACGCAACTGCTGGTTGGTTTGATAAATTTATGGATGGTTTTAAGACTGCTGTAGGCAAAGGCTTAAAAGCTGATTTTGCAAGTGGCGTAGCCGCTAACTTAGCACAACAATTAAAACTAATCCCACCAGGCCCGCTAAAAGCAGCTGCAGAAGAAAAGTTAAAAGAAGTACTACAAGTAGGAAACTTAAGTGAAGCTGCAATAAAAGAAGCTTTGGCAGCTACTGCAGATAAAGACGTAGTTGCCCGTGCAAAAGAAGCTGAAAAAGCATTAAGCTCATTAAGTTCAAAACAAAAACAAGTTGCCACCACTCTTAAAACAGTTCAAGAAGCAGTAAAAAACGCTGATGATAGATTCAAAGAATTAGGGCAATCTTTACAAGCAACTGACCCTGTATCTAAATTTGGACGAGAGCTGATAACATTAGGTATGGAAGTCAGTAAAACTTTTACTGATGCTAGAACAACAGTCGGAGCACTAGAAGAACTACTAAACAAAGAAAGAGTAGTAACTTTATTAGGCCCTGGGGCATTTGCAGAGTTAAGTAGTATTAAAGAAGTCTTACCTCAAATTAGTAACAATATTGATAGTTTTACCGCACAAATTGCTACAGCAACAGGAGAATTAGACAGACTTGCTAACATAGACTTACAAGGAGCAAGCCAGCAAACGCTTGCATCAATAGAAACAGAAAAAGCAAAGTTTAAGGACAGACTAGGTACTCTAACAATTATGTTAGATTCTAACAGGCTTAATTTTGAAGCACTGAATGTTCAGTTGAACAAAATTGTAGGCAGCGCAATAAGTAAAGGATATGCACTAGTTGAGCGTATGGCAAGTGCCGCACAAGCACAAGCTGCTTTAACAATTAGCAAAAATTTATTGGCAGGATTAAGTGGGCCTGGGATATCTAAAGCAATGGGCAGTCTTAATATAGAAGATATTAAGATTCAACAAGAACAAAATAGTATTATGACTACTTTAAATAATACAATGTTGCGCGCAAATGCTTTAAAAGAACGTGAATTAGCAGAAGCAGGTGTAAAAGACCTGCAAGAAAAAGCCAAAACAAGCCCGCTAACACAAGACGAGTTTACAAAACTTCAAAACCTGCAAGGAACTATAGCAGGTGTAGATATCGTTACAGCACGAATGGATAAGAATCAAGGCATATCGAAAAAAGAAATGTCTGGCATGACTGTTCAAGCACAAGCACAGGCTGTTGCTTATGCTACAAGTACTCAAGGTGCACGTGCAACAAATGCAGCGCTAGAGGCTAAAAAACGTATTGAAGAAAATAACATTGAACTTGGTAGGTTAAAAGAAATAAGAGATGAGCAGTTAAAACTAGAACAGTCCAATGGTCGCATGATCGACCTAAAGAAAAAACAACAGGATATTACTTTAAGCATATATGAATTTTTAAACGATTCACAGATGGCAGCTAAACAGCAACTAGAAATAGATAAAGAAAACAAAGACCAGCTTTTAGCAAAAAGAAATTTACAAGACGAAATTTATGGTATTGTAGATAGAATATCCATTGCTCAACTAGCTAACGATAAGAAAACAGCAGCAGCTTTAAGCACATTAGTGGCTTCAAAAACCCAACAATTAGAACTATTAGACGAACAACAAAATAAAGAAACTCAGATTTTAAGTATTCAGCAGGCTCAAGCAAAAATTGCTAATGAATATAAACGAATTAATGCCCTTGCACAAGACCGAATTAATTTAGAACAACTACAGCGAGACACTGAAATAGATAGTATTAATAATCAGATGGAACTATTAGGTGTACGAGCGCAAGTTCAAATGATGCATCCAGATGAAATAGCTGCACAAGAAAAATCTTTAAAGATGAACTTGTTGTTAAAACAATCCGAAAATGATAGAGCAAAAGCAAATGAAAGTTATGCAAGCACTTTTAGAAAAATTGCTGAAGATGAAAAAGTAGCTGTACTAGATGTAGAAACCTACGACAAAGAGTCGTTTGATAGAAGACGTACTAACGCAGATACTTTCTGGAACTGGGAACTTAGTCGTATTAATCAAAATAACGATGCAAAAAAGGCAAGTATTGATTTACAGTATCAACTGACTGATCGTATGAAAAGTTATGACCAAATATTCCAAAAAACATTTTCTAACATGGCTGATGCTATTATACAAATGGTAACTACTGGTAAAGCAAGTTTTAAAGACTTAATTAACAGTATGATTGCTGACTTAATTCGTTACGAACTACAACAACAAATGATGGCTTCATTTAAAGCAGTTGGCGGTTTAAGAGGTATAATCGATATGTTTACTATGAATACTGGTTCAATGACTGGTACAGGGCCATTAGCTTCTGCAAAAGGCAACGTATTTGACGCAGGTTTGGTGCAGTTTGCCAAAGGCGGAACATTTACTAACTCAGTTGTAGATTCTCCAACTATGTTTAAGTTTGCACAAGGTACAGGCTTAATGGGCGAAGCAGGACCCGAAGCCATTATGCCCCTAAAGCGTGATAACAAGGGTAACTTAGGAGTTCGCAGTGATAGTGGTGGTACTAAAGTTGATGTAGTTGTTAACAACTATTCATCTGAGAAAGCAACCACCACAGAAACAGTTGACTCTAAAGGCAATCGTAAGATCGAAGTTATTGTTGGAGATATGGTAGCCGATCAACTTTCAAGAACAGGCTCTAGTGCTCAACAAGCCCTTAGTGGTAGTTACGGACAGCGTCCCTCGATGGTAAGGAGATAAAAGATGGCAGTAATTCAATGGCCAATAACATTGCCGCAAGTGCCGCAAAAAGGTTTTCAGGAGACTGTGGGGGTTAATATCCTCCGCAGTCAAACTGATGCTGGCCCAGCAAAGCAACGTAGACGTGCAAGTCGTCCAAACGAAATGACTTTATCATTTATTATGACTACTGCAGAGTGCGAAATACTAGAAACATTTGTCAAAGATACCATCAAAGGCGTAAGTCGCTTTACATTTCCACATCCAAGAAAACTTGGCACTAACATAGACACTAGAATTATTCCTGGCAGTACTGGAGAGTTTTTTACGCTTCAGTACCTTGCACCAGGCTTTTGGACTACTAGTTTAAAATTGGAAGTAATGCCATGAGTCGTTTAACCAGATTGTCTCCACAAGCTATACGTGCAATGTATGGCTCGGAAACGGATCAAGCACTAATCATGCTTTTAACTGTTTATGACCCAGTTAATAATACAACAATTGTTGGGCGTATGGCAGATAGTTTTACTGGTAGATTACCTAGTTTAACAACTGATGAAGAAATAGTATATGGTGTAACAAGTCGTAGCAATGATTTTTATTTTTTACCAATGGAAATCACACTGCCAGGCGAACAAGAAACAGGTGCTGGTCAGTGTAGCATAACACTAAACTATGCTTCACCTGACCTTATTGCCGCTATCCGCACAACACTTACAAAACCCACAAAGATATTACTAGAATTAGTATTATCTGGCTCACCTGATACTGTTGAAGCTAGTTTCTCAGATTTTTATATTACCAGTGTAAATTACGATGCACAGAAAATTAGCTTAAGTTTAGATATGATTAGTCTAAGCAGAGAGCCGTTTCCTTGTTTTAACTTTACACCTGGTTACTTTCCAGGACTATTTTAATGAACTATGATAAATATATTGGCTTACCATACAAAGATAATGGTAGAGATATTGATGGAATAGATTGCTGGGGATTAGTTCGTCTTTATTATAAAGAAGAACTAAATATTGATCTACCAAGCTATGTTGACGAATATACCGGCCCTTATGACACTAACGTCACAAGGGCTATTAGTCTTTATAAGGACTCTTGGAATAAAACTACTACTCCTAGGGCAGGTGATGTAGTTTTATTTAATATTTATGGAGAACCTGCACACGTTGGCGTGTATGTAGGTAATAACAAATTTTTGCACTGCCGCGAAGGTCGCGACAGTGTGGTTGAATCGCTTGCTAATATCAAGTGGAACAAGCGTTTAGACGGCATTTACAAATACAGCGAGAATACTCAGATTGAGGTCATTGGTATGCCTCATCCGCTGAAAACAAACGTATACCGTGAATGGACAGTTGCTGGTACAACTGTTGAAGACTTCGCACTATTTGTACAAAACAAGTATACTTTGAGCCCACATTACGCAGATAAACTCGTAGTTGTTATAGACGGCATACCCATTGCCAAAGAAAACTGGGCAACTACTGTTGTGCAAGCAGGACAAACTATCGCATATCGTGCAGTGCCTCAAGGCCGTGATACGTTTAAAATGATACTTATTCTTGCTGTTGTTCTTATAGCACCAGAATTGGCAATGGGAGGCTTTAAAGGAGCAGTACCTAGTTTGGGACTTACAGCAGGTACTTGGCAAGCTACTGCAGCTACTATGGCTATCTCCATGGCAGGTATGGCACTAGTAAATGCTATTATGCCAGTGCGTATGCCTACAACTAATGATCCAGGTTCACCTAACGCATTAAACCTATTTTCAGGTACAAGCAATCAAGTAAACAAATTCGGACCAATTCCTGTTGTATTAGGAAAAGCCAGAATGACTGCAATGTTAGGTGCGTCGCCCTATATTGAAACACTAACTGATACAACGATTTTAAACTTATTGCTTGTTTGGGGTTTTGGACCCCTTTCAATTACTGACTTATGCGTTGGCGCAAATCGTATTGAAAATTTAAACGAAGGTTTAGCACTAACAATGCCTAAGCCTGCTATAATATATGGCCGCCCTGAAGAAGATCAAACAGCGTTTAACAGCCTTTACGGTTCTGATGTAGAGCAAGCGCCAGCAAAATCTGTTGAATTAGTTAACAATGCCACGGACGGTAATCCATGGCAGTCAATATTTTTTAATCAAGAATCTACCAGAGTTGATGTAGCGTTTACGTTCCCAGAAGGTATGCGTACTATTAATATTAAAGACGGAAAAGTTACTCCAGCTACTGCCGCTGTTGAAATTCAACTTGGTACTTATAACAGTACTACTAACGCTTGGACTTTTGAAAGTACTCCTACTTACTCAGTAGGTGCATACAACTCTAATCAACTTAATTCAAACGCTTACACAACAACACTTAATCTTCCTGGAACTGCTGTTCGATATAATAGTAGTTCTGGTGAATACGAGGCAGTTACTTTATACAGATACAGTATTTTTGCAATGGCTCCTGGTGGTGGTGTACAGCGTTATGATGGTGCTGCTACTGATATACTTAACTCGCCGCCTAGTGCTGAAATGATTGCAGAATACAAGGCCGGCACCTATGCTAGTCTTGTAGGCGATGGCGGCACATACACACACCTGCCACAAATTCCTCCTAGTTCTTTAAAACTATATACTGTAGTTATGACTAATAGTGGAATAATTGAACCAGTTACATCACACTTAAGTAGCTATGTTGGATACAATGGTCTTGCCTTAACCCCAACACAAATAACAGAACAAGTTCAAGTAAGTAGCGATTCAGGACCAGAAACTAGACTAACAGCTGTAAAAATTGCTATACAAGCAGGTAAGGTTTGGAATGATAGTACCCCCGCAGGTCAAGTAGAAGCTTCAGCAGCTACACCAGTAGAAATATTTAACTCTACTCAATACGCAGGAGTAAATAGTACCTTTAGTAAATACAGTGGTTGGAGTAGCTTTTTACAGACTTATGGAGTAAGACCTACAAATTATACAGGTAGTACTTCAGATACTTTAAATATAATTAAAACAGTTAGTCTTCCTTATAGCGGTTATTATGATATTGAAGCTGCAGCAGATGATGCTGGTAGTGTAGAAATTGACGCTAAACCAGTAGTGCTTATGCCTATAAATAGTTGGCGTGAAACTGTTACAACTAGTATATACTTAGAAGCAGGTGACCACACAGTTAGGTTAAAAGGCGATAACAGTGGTGGTCGTGATATGGCCGCTGCTGTTAGAATAACTTTTACTAAGTCTGGTCTTAATACCGTATCTACACTACATACTGAAATAGTATTTGGAACATCAGGCGTATCTAAAGCACGAAAAGACGCTTTTGGATATACACAATATTTTACCCAACTGCCTAAAGCAAGATATGCTGTTAGATGCCGCCGTACTGACAATGATGCAAATGAAGAAGGCGATTTTCGTAAATATTCTAAAGTAGTATTCTTTACTGCTGCTTGTTTTGACAATACGCGACCTGCTGTTAATCCTCCTGGTGTTTATATTGCAAAAACTGCTGTACGAGTACAAAGTACAAATAAAGTTAATGGCTCAGTAGATGGACTAAATGCACTAGTGCAAAGTATTTGTTTAGACTGGGATAAAACTACACAAAAATGGATTAGTAGACCTACTAATAATCCTGCAAGTCTATTTGCTTATATTTTAATGCATCCAGGTAATGCATATAAAATTAGTTCAACAGAGTGGGCTAATAAAATAGATCTACCTAGTTTACAAAGTTGGCACGAGTTTTGTGATGGTAATAATCCTTCTGGCGGCAGATTAACCTATAATAATATTATTACTAATAGTATGAGTGTTATGGATGTACTACGAGATATTTGTGCAGCCGGGTTGGGGAGCCCAGTATTCTTAGACGGTAAATGGTCTGTTGTGGTTGATCGCCCAAGATCTTTTACTACGCAGTATTTTACACCACATAATAGCTGGGGATACGAGTCTACAAAGGCTTTACCTAGACTACCACACGCTTTCAGAGTAACTATTGTAGACGAAGAACAGTCTTATCAAACTTCTGAGTATATTATTTATAACTATGGATATGATAAAGATACTACTGCTGGAAAGTTAGAAGCTACAATATTTGAAAGCATAACGTTACCTGGTGTAACTAATGCCGCACAAGCAAAATTCTTAGCAAGATGGCATCATGCTCAATTAAAATTACGCCCCGAAACCTATACTTTAAACACAGATTTTGAGTATTTGGTATGTAATAGAGGTGACGTAGTTAAAGTAAGTCACGACGTTCCACTATGGGGCGTCGGCACTGGCAGAATAAAAAGTATTATAAATAGTACTACTTTGGAACTAACAGAGCCAGTAAATTTAACTGGTGGAAAAACTTACAGAATACTAGTCCGAGTAAATGACAAGACTAAACCTAATGGAACTACAAAAACAATAGATCTAGCTACAACTACTCCAGGAATAACTACTGGTCAAGTTGTATCAGTTAGTGTTATTAGATTACTTTCTACCGAACCTATTGTACTTGCTGACGGCTTAGAAGCTGACAATCTATTTATGCTAGGTGAAATAGGTAAAGAAACTCAAGAACTAGTAGTTATAAACGTAGAACCAACAAGTACTGCAGGAGCAAAGCTAACTTTAGTTGATTATGCACCAAGTATTTATACAGCTAATTTAAGTGAATTACTAACATATGATGCAAATGTTACACTACGTAACAATGACATTGTTAAAAATACAATTACCAAAGCACCTATAATTGCTCAAGTAACTAGTGACAGTGTTTTAAGCGAAGCTATCTCTGGCGGAACTTATCAAAATGTTGTAATTGTTAGTTTTTCAAATCCAGCAGATCTAACTATTCAAGCAGAGCAAATTGAATCTCAAATTGTTCGCGGAGATAGTGATTTTGGTTCTAATAATTTAACTGAGCTTTACAGAGTAGACAAATCAGTTAGTAGTTTAACAGTAAATGGATTAACTACTGGCAGTGTTTATAAAATACGTGCACGGTACAGTAACAAGTCTGGAACTATTGTAGGGCCTTGGTCTGACACTTTCTGGTTTACAAATGCTGGAAAAACCGTTAACGGATCCGCTGCACCACTACTAACACTAGACTTAGACCGTACTTTTGTTGTTGTAAAACCTGATGTTACATTGCAAACAGCTGATTTTGACACATATGAATACAGGCTATACAAAGACACTGGTATAGAAGATTTTTGGGAACTAGTACCAAATGCATCAACAAACAATATTAAAGTTATAAAAAGTACTGGTGAAGCTAGGTTTGATCTTCGCGAACAACCAAGACCCCGACTTTCACAATCTGGAGTTACTTATAGAGTGGCTTGTAGAGCATTAGATAAACAAGGTAATTATAGTACTATAAG